CGCAGTTACAACTTAGGAGTAACCACAACCAATGATACCGATTATGCGATCGCAGTCAAGGGGTTATGCGTTCGATAATCGTCTTGGTGGAATGCCGTTCTAGCACCACCGATAAGTCTTCTTGAATCACGACGGGTTCTTTGAACCTTTTACAAAGAGCTTGGGCTGCTCGGACGGCGTCGATTGCGTCTTCGGCGAGGGTTCCGAGAAAGTTTCCAAAAGCCTCTCCAGAAACCACTGGGCTTTCAGGAGGTGCTTTTCGGGCTCGCTTCCTTTGCTTTCGTACCGCCAAAGGTACTTTAAGACGGAACCCTTCAGATAACCTCGGTATGCTTCCGATGTCATACTGTCCTTTATCGCCTCTATGCACTCTATGCCCCCCTTTGCATAGTGCGCTGGACTGTTAACTTCGTCCAACGTCTTTTGCGTTCTTTTCTCGCTCATAATCAAACTTTGCCTTTAAAAAGTCATGCCATATATGAAGGTTGTCAAAATCTTCTTTATGGATGGGCTTATTAGTTTCGTACTTTTCGAGAATTTTTTCATACGCTTCGTGAAACTTAACCATCATAGAGTTAAAGTTTGATTTGCTCATATTGAAAAGCTCTTGGAAGTCAGCGACTTCTCACCATTTTCTTTCTTGAACGCCTCAACCTGCTCCGCAATATAGTCTTGATCATTGTGGGACAAGTTCTCTGATTTCCATGCCTCATGCATGTAGCGCAACTGGCCGCTAAGCGTCCGCCCTTCAACCCGGGCAATCACCACCAACTCTTCATAAACCTCACGTGGCAAAAGCACGGATTTCCATTTTGTCGTATCCATCTGGACCTCCTTAGACATATGGGACAGTATAGGCTAGGTCTTAGACTCATTCAACCTCAACGCATTCGCCCCATGATGGTCCGATTTCTACGTCACACTTGTTGGGAACCTGCAACGGCAGGGCATTTTCCATGATGCTGGACAATTTCTTGGCGTGCTCGGCGTCTTGGACAGCAAAAGCAAGCTCATCGTGGACCTGTAGCATGGGGATTTCGCCCTCTCGGCACACGTTAATCATGGCCTGCTTGGTCATATCCGCGGCAGACGCCTGAATTAGGCGGTTTAGCGCCTTGTAGGTGTACGCCCGGCGTAGTCTGGTCGTTGGGCCGTGAGTCGCGATGGCTTCATCTTTAGGCAACGCCTTGTGCATATCAAAGCTATCGGGCTCCCAGAGGTCGAAACGGCACTTCCTGCCCTTTAAAGAGCGCAAAGACCCTGAGGATCGGGGGTCGTCCAGACGTTGCTGTACGCCCTTCATGAGCCCTTTAACGAAGGGTACGGACTTGTGGTACTGCTGCATCAGTTCTTTGGCTTCGGCCACGGAAACATCCAGTTGGTCTGACAGCTTGTTGACGCCCATGCCGTAGATTAGGCCGAGGTTGATAACCTTGGCTTGTTTCCTTGGTATTTTTGCCATTTCCGCCACCATGTTGTGGAAGTCGGCGTCGGGGTTTTCGTTGTACATCTGCACAAATTCATTGACCCCGGGCATGTCTATCCCCTTGTAATCACTAAAGTTTTTAGCGAAATGGACCAAGATCCGTGGTTCCTGTTGCGAGAAGTCAATGGCCGCCCACTGAGTGCCTTCCTCGGGGAGGAACAGCCCGCGGAGCATGGGGCCCAGTACGGGATCCCGTGCGGGTATCTGCTGTAGGTTGGGCGAGTTCATAGAGATACGGCCTGAGACGGTGCCCCCGTCGTCAGAGCGTAGCTGGTTGATGTGGCTGTGGATCCGGCCACCATGTACATACTTCAGGATGCCGTCGATAAACGTGCCGTTCATCTTGTTGAGGTTGCGGGCCTTTACCACCATCTGAGCAAACTCGTGGGGGTGTTCTGACAGGAACTGTTTAGTAAAGCTTGGAGAGCCCTTCTCAGTTTTGGGGTATTTTAATGAAAGTGAGTCAAAGGCCTTAGCCACGGAGGTGGCCGCCCAGATATCCACATCCATACCTGCAAGGCTCTTGAGGTGCTTACGCACCGCCTTCTCTTCTTTCATGACGTGCTGTTTGGTGCGCTCCGCCTTGTCTAGATCCACCCGGATGCCCCGCATGGTCATCTCTGTCAGGTAGGGCAATAGCTCCATTTCTAGCGCCCAGATGTCCCACAGGTCTTCCCGGTTCAACAAGGTCTTGAAGTGGTTCCATAGCTCCAGCGTAAGCTCAGCATCGGTCTCCCCGTAGGGGCCAACATACATGGCTGGGAGTTTCCACATCTCACCCTTGGGATCAACGCCAAAATCTTTGGCCGCCTCAACAAGGGTCTTTTCGGATTTTGTCTTGCCAAGGTATTCGTAGGACAGCGCGTTCAGGCTGTAGCTGAATCGGTTCTCGTCAATCAGGCTGGCGGTCATCATGGTGTCGATGATTCTGCCGTTGACGGTAAAGCCGTGGGCCCTGATCCAACCCAGATCATACTGGGCGTTGTGCATTATTTTGTCGGCGGGGCTTTCAAAGACTTTCTTCAGCCACTTGCTGACAATGCGGAAGTCGAGGTTACCGCCGCCTGCGTGACCGACAGGGATATACCCTTTCCAGCCCGCAACGGCGACGGCATAGCCTACTATCTCACCGTCCTTGGTAGGCCACCCGGGGCCTTTGTTCTTTAAGTTGGGGTCCCGGGTTTCCACGTCGATGGCAATTTCTTCAGCTTCAAAGATATCCGGCAATTCCGCAGGGGGAACCCAGTCGGTTTTTGGCGGAAACATCGCCATCTGTAGTTTGCCTGTCATGCAACTTTCCTTTCTCTATGAATTGCATTTTCGAAATGGTTGCACGCAGGGCACCACCAACCTCTACGGATTCTCTGCTCCGCATGGATAACTTCTTGTGCTTCTTTTCGGCACTTCGGGCACGCGATGGTGCTCATTTCATCATTTCTGCTCATAGGTCGTATGCTCTCATGTAGTCTTCTGGTTCAACGATATACAGGTTCTTGGACGCACGAGTGACACCGACATAAAAAACCCGGTGTAGATCATCCCCCGATTGATCCATTGCTGCTGCGGTAAGGTCTGTCATGAGCACGGCATTCTCGGCTTCACCGCCTTTAGTTCCGTGGATCGTGGACAGACGTATTCTTGGTTGGGCATTGAACTTCTCGCCCCGGCGGAGAAGCGCTGTGATATAGGCGCGATCCCCTTCTGGTATTTTATCCATGGCTTCATGCCAAATCATGGATTCGTCAGCAAGTAGCCCAAAATTATCTTTAAGGTCTTGCATTGTTAAAAGCGCTTCGTCTGGGGCCTTAATGTTTTTGTGGCCTCGCTTTATCTTATCGCCGTTGCCGCTCATGTAGCCATAAATACACTGTGCAGTTCCCGTGGGCACCGCTCGGCCTTTCCGCAAAGCTTCCCAGCCATTGATCGCAATGGACATTTTTTCACCAATAGACCGCCCTGAATTCTGTTTCTCATACAGGTATCCGTTGCTTTTTAAAACCTGTTGTATGGGGTATAGCATGTAGTTTGCTTGCGCCATGATCAACCATGTTCCTTTTGACATATCTATGGAGCTTATGTCGTAAGTCCGAAACACGTTGCCCTCTTCTTCCCGCGGGCGGTAAACCTTTGGGAATCTGTTTTTGATACGGCTTGAAATCCTTGACGCCACATTGTGTATCGATTTAGGCACCCGGTAACTTTGCTCCAAAACTTCGGCACCTCCGGGCAGATTGATGAAATGATCAACATCTGCGCCAGCCCAACGATAAATAGCCTGATCGTCGTCCCCGGCGCAATACATTTTCTCGGAGCACTCATCTAATTTGTGGGCAATGTCCCACTGTAAGGGAGACAAGTCTTGTGCTTCATCAAGGAAAACCAGTTTAAAGTTGGGCAGAAAGACATGGGCCTCATCGATAAAATTCTGAAGCATGTCTGTGAAATCAATTAAGCCGAATGCTTCTTTATAATTCTGATAGGCATCCGCAACATACTGGACCTCTGTCCATGTGAAGTTAATATCGCTTTGATTATATGTTCGGTGGAGCGACTGCTTTTTTGCTTTAGCTAAATTTATCAGCGCCAAAATAGGATGGTCAGTATGCTTAAACGTCGTGCTTTCCTCATCGTTAGAAGAGGCTGTTAGCTGAAATCCAATTCGTTCGGAAAGGGCTCTGTAATGTTCGCCGCTCATCATTTGGTGTTCCTTTACAGAAAGCATGCGGTACGCCAAAGAATGAATGGTTCGGAAGTAAGGCAAGTCTTTTTCAGGGTTAAGCTTAAAGCGCTTAGTCGCCCGCTCCTTTGCCTCGTTTGCAGCCTTTTTAGTAAACGCAAAAAACCCTATTTGGTTCGGGGAAATGCCCTCCTCCATGGCCTTATCAACCATGTTAAGGAGGGTGGTAGTTTTCCCTGTCCCCGGTGGGCCGAATATACGGAACATTAGAACGGCGCTTCTTGACGTTGTTCCGTGAACCGTGGTGCGAGGACTCTGCTCTGTGTCACGTCATCCATGGGTATCTTCCACACACGCACAGGTTTGCCTTTAATCTTCAGGAGCGCTGACTCTCCATTGATGTCCCGTAGGCGCTGAGCGATCTTGTGTGTACGAAACTCAGTGAATCTGTTTTTACGCAAAAAGCTCTCAAAGTCCTTCAACCTAAAGTGGATGGTATTGTGCTCATCATCCACCCATGGACGGCGCAACAGTATTTCTTCCCGGTCCTCTGCTCGTTGCGTAGAGGTGCAGAATTCATCAAGGAATTCGTAAAGCTGGCCATTGATGCTGGCGTCTTCAGAAACCTCCATGATGTTGCCTTCGGTCTCTATCATCTCCTTCATCAACTGGTTGATGCGTCCTTCCCACGATCGCTTGGCCATGGTCTGTGGCATGAAGTTAAGCTGTTCCACGCAAGCTTTTTGGAAAGCTGATTGATTCAGCAAAGCATCGGTGTCTAGCTCAAGGGGTATGCCGTTGACATCAATAAACCACACAGGGGGTATAGAGTTGTACTTGCGAAGGTTAGCCACCGCCGCATCGGAGACCGCGGAGCCGATACCAAACTTCCGCGTCTGGCAAAGCTCTTTGTTGCAATACGGCTGGATAGGCGGTTCACCACAGCGGAACGCGTAATCCTTTTTCTCCAACTGCTTTACGACAAGATTCACCTCTGACAGTGGTAGCGGTGGATCCACATACGCCATGTTGTAGTTGAGGATTTCATCCTGCCAGTTGTCCGGGTGCGCCTTACGGAGGTAGACCCCTATGTTGAAGAGTCCGTTGTTTCTTCCGCCTTCGGAGATTTTGTTAGCACATAAGGTTTGGAGGCAGGGCGGACCGTCCACGATCGGACTGTTGTCGAAGGATTGTTTGGTGAGCGCCTCAACTTGTTCCGGCGTTTGCGCATGCGTTTGATAGAGGCCAAAAAATTCGTCCAACGTAGCCGCTGAACCGTCATCATTTATGGCATAGCGCAACCCTTCCTCCGCATCGTAATACGGCATGTTAAGGAAGTTGCCGACATCCCCCCGATCAAGGTACAGCTTAATTTGTTTGGGGAATATCTCGCAGGAGCCATGGCCTAGCGCGCTGGCTATATGCTGGAGAGTGTCCCTCATTCTTTTCGCGGTAATCCATTCCTGAGAAAACAAGAACAGGTGAGCACCGCCTGATTTTGAGCGGCATACTACCAGAGGTAGCCCGGCTCTACGAATTTTTTCTATTAGTCGTTTATGGTCCAGCGGGTACTCATCGATGTCGATGCACCCCCATTTACACATGTCATCCTCGTTGATTGGGATGATCCCGATACCTGCGCCTTTCCCCGATAGGTGCTGTTCAAATTGCTCCGTGGTCCGTGGTTCGCGGACTACCCGAGCTTTGCCAACATTTTTGCCATTAGATTTTTTGCTATCGATTTCAAAGGTGCCGTAGGCGCATTTTAGGCCATCAAAAATGGCCGCAAATTGTTTTGTTGCGTCTGACATAAATATCCCAAAGAAATAATGTGGGGCCCGAAGGCCCCACTAGTTGATCAAAACGGGGCGTCGTTGCTCCCGCCTGCTTGGTCGTCGGAGTGCTTGACTTCGACATCACCGCGCAAGATCGATTCGGCAAAGTCTTTTGCCTGCTTGTAGACCGCAGCGTCGTCTACCATGCCCTCAAGGCTGATTTCCCAGCCGTGCCACGATCCCTTGGAGTTTTCCTCAGAGATTGTTTTCAGCCGATAGATATGGCTGAAGCGTGGTGGGGTGAACGGGCCGTTCTTCCCCATTACAGAGCGCTGCGCTACCATGGAGTTCCACTTCCGACTCTTCTTGAGTTGAGTAGACTTCATGGCAATCAGTGCAGAGGTCACCGTGCCGTCCTCTTCTAACACGAGGACAAAGTGCTGGTGAGTCTCTTCCAGATATGAGCCATTACCACCGACTACATAATCCTTGTTGTCATCTCCGCGTTCGGTTTTCGGTCGTTTATCTTCTGGAGTAAAGATATTAATAGGAGCGCCGTTACCACTGCCACGAGGAGCCCACTCAACAAAACGGCGTTGATAAGCACAAGGCACCACTCTAATACCTGTTTTGCCACCGTAGACACCGTTGGAAACGGTATTGAGGATATCTCCAGCCTTAGCGTTTTCCAGATCGTCCAGAGTCGGGTCTTGACGAGAGAGTACTTTAAGGAAGGGGAGCGCAATATCATCTTGCCCGAGATTTTCCAAACCCATTCCAGCGTCCGCTTCAAAGATTGACGCATCGAAGACAACGATGTCATTTTGCGCCTCCTTAGTTGCCACATTTTTAGCAGTCATATTACTTGCTCCTATTGATTGTTGCGCGTTGCCCTACAAAGGCCCCGAATAGTTCCATTGGGAATTCATCCCCGTTTTGTACACGTTCCTTGACCCATGCCTTCAAGGTAGACGGATGCACGTCCGTTTTCTGCTCGGTGGCGTAACCAAGCTTCTGAGCATATTCCATGAACTCAACTGCTTCATGGTCTTCGCCCCGGCCAAACTGACAAGACACCGTGTTCTTGATTAAGTCACCGTACTCATTTGCACGCAACCAATCAAACGCGGTCTCCTTGTTGTCTGCCTTGATGTGGGCTCCATACGTCGGGCGCACAGTCACTTTGGACCCGTCATCCAGTTCAAACGAACTGAGTCCGAGTTCAAGAAGCATTGCAGGTAGGTCTTCGTCGGTGAGTTTCAGCAGGTCTTTCTTTGCCGCTTTGAGATCGGATTCAAGGCGTTGCACCAAATCCTCCTGATCCCTTACCGCGCGGGCAATCCCTGCTATGCTTTTCAAACCAGATTGGTCTACCGCTTCCACGGCGGAAACAGTGGTTTGGTCTGCTTCCATTTCTTGCAAGAGCGAATTGCTCATGATTTTTCTCCTTTCGTTAATCGGCCCTTTTTTGAGGGCTGGACGCGCAGTCTACGATCCCATACAATCGTATGTCAACAGGGAAATGGTAACTTTTCATGTATCAATTCAAAACTAAGCCATATGACCACCAAATGCAGGCGTTTGAAGCGTCTTGGCAGAGACCATACTTTGGCCTGTTCATGGAGATGGGTACCGGAAAATCAAAAGTTGCAATCGACACAATGGGGTCGCTGTTCCTCGCAAAAGAAATTGACACCGCATTGATCATTGCACCCAAGGGCGTGTTTGATAACTGGGTTAAAAAAGAAATACCTACGCACCTTTCCGACGCCGTGCCTTACAAGATAGTCCGTTGGCAGCCTAATTTCACTAAGAAATTTCGCGAGGAAATTCAACAACTTGCGGACCCCCAGAACCGTGAGCCGGGGTTCTTGCACATCCTTGTCATGAATACGGAAGCCTTCAGCACTGACAAAGGTTACTCTGCCGCGCAGAAGTTTTTGATGCTTAATCCAAACGCGATCACGGTGCTTGACGAGAGCACCAGTATCAAGAATAAGAGTGCGCAACGCACCAAAAACTTGCTGAAGATATCAAAAGAATCGAAGTATCGGCGCATCTTAACGGGCTCCCCGATTACCAAAAGCCCCATGGATTTGTTTAGCCAGTGTGCTTTCCTTGATCTGGACGCCCTTGGATTCAACAGTTACTACGGATTTCAGAACCGTTACGCCATTATCCAACGTCGTAGCATGGGGGCGCACAGCTTTAACGAGATCACCGGGTACCGCCGCTTGGATGAGCTAGGGGATAAATTAGACCAGTTCAGCTTGCGAGTGCTCAAAAAAGACTGCCTTGACTTGCCAGAAAAGGTTTATCAACGCAGGGAAATACCCCTGACTGCCGAGCAAATGCGGCTGTATAAACAGATGAGTGACTTGGCCCTAGCGCAATTGTCGCAGGGCAAGTTGGCCACTACCGCTTCTGTACTGACTCAGATCATGCGGCTTCAGCAAATATGCTGTGGTTTCTTGCAGCCCGATGAAGGTGAAATACAAGAAGTTAAGAATAACCGTCTAGAGGAATTGTTAGCAGTAACGGAAGAGGTTCAAGGCAAAGCCATTATCTGGGCAACGTGGACCTACGATATCTTGAGAATTGAGAAGGCGCTACGCAAAAAGTATGGCGCTAATGCTGTGGCGACGTACTACGGAGACACTGAGCAAGATGACCGGCAGGAAACAGTAGACCGGTTTCAAGACCCTGAGTCAGAACTGCGTTTCTTTATCGGTCAACCCCGTACAGGGGGCTACGGTATTACGCTGACAGAAGCCAACACAGTCATCTATTACAGCAACAGCTATGACCTAGAAATTAGACTACAGTCGGAAGACCGGGCGCACCGTATCGGCCAAGAGCAAAGCGTGACGTATATCGACTTAGTAAGCCCGGGCACTATCGACGAGAAAATACTAGAAGCACTGCGCGACAAGATTAATCTTGCCGGGACAGTGCTTAAAGAGGATGTGGCTAACTGGCTAAGCTAGCGATGCCGCCGCTCTGTATTAACCCCGAGATAGGATCTTCAGGGAACAACGCCGCGTACTGAGCCCGTTGCTGTGGTGCAGGCGCCGCCGGAGCAGGAGCCGCTTGAGGCGTAGGCATTGACACCGGCGGCATTGACACTTGGGCCGTGGGCCGTGGTGCGGCCATGCGCCTATCTTCTTCCAATAACCGACGAGCCTCTTGTTCCGACAGTGCCTGTTCTTCCGGCGTTAAGACAAAGGGTGACTCTTGTGGTTGTTCTGCTTCCTGTGCTTCAAAACCGTCTTCGCCCGGCTCTTGCCCAGCGACATAGGCGCGTCGAGAGAACACAAACCCTTTGCTCATGGCCCAGTCTTTCGCCAATTGGTACAGATTTTTTGCTTCTCGCCTATTGCGAGGAGTCTTTAGAAGGCGAGCCAACGTCTCGGGATCTTGCAACAACATCTTAAATGCTTTCATGTTGTTAATGCCCGACTTGCTAACAAAAAGGGCTCGTAATGCACGCGAGCCTGCCGCTGCTGCGATCAAGCTTGCTTCGCTACCCCCAACGATGGAAGATGCGGTAGTACCTAATTTTGCACCTATGATCCGTAAAGCCAGATCCCTTAGGGGGCCTTCTTGCTTAATTAGATCGTCTAGGCCGCCCTTGGCAGTCAAGCTTTCTAGGTTTCTCATTTCAGCCAAGTATCGCTGAATGGTCTCAGCCTCTGTTTTGCTCAACAAATTTTTGCTGATAAGCCAATCAGCCGGGGTGACTTGAGAACCTGAAGAAGTGGGGGCAAACAAGCTATCGTACATGCGAGTAGGGTTTAGGTCCCCGTCACGATTGCTGGATCGCGTGATCGCCCAATCAAAGACTCCTGACTTTAAGCTCTCTCTCGCTTCTTCCCTAATTTTAGAATCTACATCAGACCTATTGATCGTTGTTAAGATTTGATTCAACTCAAACAAAGGCCGCTGTGAAGATAGCGCTCCTCTAATTACAGCCGTAGGTGTTTCATCGCCCTTGTCGATAAGCCTTTTAAAAGACAGTCTCTCTCTTGCCTCTTTTGCAGATTGATCTGCTTGCTTACGAGCAGTCATTAAAAGCTCATAGGCGGCATCGGCATCGCGAAGATCCATTTCCAATTGACGAGGGAAAATTGCCAAGAGTTGTTGGTTAGTAGGGTCCTCTAACCACCGAGTAAGTTCTGGAATGTTTAACGAGAGTTCGCCAACTTCTTCTCCCTCACGAGGACGCAATGCGGTTGATCTAATGTTACGAAGCGCACGCTCTAAAACGTCCGGGACATCGCCAACGATTCTTCCAACATCAATGTACCCGGGAAGATCTTCAATCAATTCTATGTCAGGGTTGACCTCGTCTCGCAAAAACTGACCTACCCTAGCTATTTCTTTTGCGTTTCGATACACCCGATCGCTACGCCCCGTAAACAGCGAGCGAATAGATTCTTCGGGGCTTAATCTATCCGCCCCGGTAGTCCGTGTTCCGAGGACCGCGGCAGGAGCAGAAGCGCGCGTGAAAACATCGTTAAGGGCTGAAGAATAAGCGCGCGCCATGGTTAACGCCGCTCGTATGGTGTCCGCACGATCTCCCCCTATATCGCCAACCGCCCCGGTCAAATCTTGGTCCACTAACTCCGCAAACCTGTTTGACAATCTAGCGTCGTTGTATTTGGCATTTGCCTCTAACTCTCTTCCAGAAGCTAATGCTCGTGATCGAATGCCACTTAACTTATTGGAAGAGATCACTATAGGTTCGCCAGCTTGTCTAAGCTCGTCCACCAAAATCCTAAGATCCACTATTGTGTCAGCTAGTTGATCCTCTGCGGTTCTTTCTACAACGCGTGCGCCAACATTGGCTAAGTCGTCTTGAGCCCTAGCAGAGCTTAACCGGTTGTTAAGAAGTTGACGGATCTGCTTTAGCTCTTCCATCCTGAACTGATCTTCAGGGATGTTTCTTCGCCCGCGAGTAGCTTCTATAAGGTCATCAATAGTCCTTAGATCGCTTCTAACAGACATCACTTGCTCTTCTACGGGCAGCGAAGAAAAACGAGGGCTGTTGCTACCCAAATCCAACAAGTTACGCATACCGTTAACCGTTCTTTGCGGCATACGGTCCAAGATAGATTGTCTTTGTTGCGCCAATCTTTCAATACGGGCTTCTATTCTAGCTGTTTCTTGAGAAGACTCCGTTATGCCCGCAGAAGGTCCTCGCTTCCCTAATCGACTTGTATCGATTCCAGAATCCTCTAAAACTTCTTTTATGAAGTCGATGCTGGTTTGCAAAGGTCTTGGGAGAGCTTTTAACTCTGCACGACTTTCTGGGAGAAGATCTACCCAGTCGAAAAGATTCGGAATCTCACGGATCTCTCCCACTTCTTCGCCTTCTTCCGGGAAAGCACGGAAAACAGAAATTTCGGTGTTAGGGATTTGGTTGTATAAAAATCGTTCTTTTGCACGTGCGGCAGTTAAAGCCTGCGACAGATTCTCTTGTAACGCTCTGCCTACCGCTTCTTCTGTCTCCCCCGTTCCAATCCTATTAGCGGCCTCTAAAACCTTTTGAGCCTGCTGGGATAGTTTTTGCGTGAAGGCTTGTTCCAACGTGTCTTGAAAAGCGCCTTCAACTTGGCGCAATGCCCCGGCATCTCCCACCATGGCAAAAGCGGCAATTAAATTCTTGTAACTATCTATTGCACTGCGAAGGCCTTGTTTTCCCTGCTCTTTTAATTCGGGGAAAATGCCCGCCATCTCATCTTCGATGCGAAGCAATGTTGGGCTTTGAGATAACGTGCCTGATGTAAATTCTCTGAATTGAGAGTTGGACGTGAGATCTTCTAAAATTTGCGCCACTTTTTCAGGGTCTTCCCCAGCTTGTTGGAGACGCTCTTCAATAATGTTTACAACGTCCACCAAAGCTTGGTTGTCACCTTTCCTTTTGAAAAGGTCCGCCACACCTACATTACTACCCGGGGTAAACGCATCTTTTATTTTTTTCAACCCGTCATAAATGGCTTCTCTGTTCTTTATTGCGGTGTACGGGAGACCTATGACCGCAGGGCCTGCCAAACCTACTGCTATGCCCCCGGCAATTTCCGCAAGAGGAGCATATTCTCCGTCCATATATTCTTCAGAAAAGTACCGGGCCCCTGTGGCGCCTCCGGCAAATCCCGCTTCTTCCAAAAGAGTGCGTCCGGGCTTTTCTGCGGCCCTTTGTCCGATTCGGGGAATGTTCCTTTCAGCAGAACTGATAAGGCGCGTGGTCCGTGGGCCTTTAGCCGTGGCTTTTTTTATAGCCGCCTTTGCCGCACGCTTTGGTAAGGGGCCTGCCTCAAAAGCTTTTTCTAGCTTAATGTTTTTAAGTTCCAGAAGATTCTCTAAATATTTTCCTGCGCCAAAATCTAGTGCTTTTTTGGTGGTCAAGAATGGAAATGGTAAAAAAGCAGCGCCAATCGCGGCAGTTTCACCCACTCTTTCCATGCGAGCACCTTCTCCGGGTGCGACAAGGTCTGGTTCCCCAAAGAAACGATCGCGTATTTCTTCTATGCCTTCTTCACCCAGAATTTGGCCACCGATCCCTGTTGCTACTGGGATAAGGAATTTTGCACCAATAGCAAAAGGGTTTACTGCGGGAATTGGTTTTTGTAAGGCGTAACCTATCTTGGCTCCAGTTATAAAACCAGCTAATCCGCCCGCTTGAGGCGCTATTTCTTTTTTAAACCCTTTTGCAAAAGAGCCTTCTCGCATGGGCTTGTTTTCAGGGTTTCGTAGGTAACGGCGCAAGATTTCTGCATCCGTTAATTGAACCCCCTGATCTTCGGCTGGAGTAAGCTTAGACTGCCCAAGAGCGATGGATTTATACGGGTCTTCGTCCTTCCCGAATAAAGAAGGATTTTTTTCCTTTAATGCAAAAGCGGTATCAATCGCCAGCATCATTTCGGGCGTTATATTTTTAGGCAGCCCTTCTTCTTGCGGATTTCGTCGAAGATTCTGCTCATATAAGTCTGAAGAAATTTTGGGATAAACAATGTCTAAAACGACTTCATCCTGCTCTTCAGACGGCTCAATCACTTGATCGACCATTACTGAACCCCTGTGCCGTAACCCGGTTGGGTTGTCCTTTGCCCACTCAAATCGAAACGGTTTTGTGCGAATTGCTCTTGCCCAATCGCGGGTATGTCGCCTAGTAAAGTGCGCAACAATTCAATTTCTCGAAGACTGTTTTCAGCTTCTCTTCGCTGAGTAGAATCCAACCCGCCTCGCGCTAAATCCCCTATGGTAGTGGTATAAAGCTGATCTGTTACTGCTTTAATCTGAGACAACTTTAATGCCTCTGATTCTGGGTTGGCGAAGAAGGTATCGGGATCTGGGAACAATTCAGAAGCCAATTGCATTTCAGCAACAGGGAATCGTGGATTAGTCACCAACGCCACTTTTCCTATAAACCGAAGTGCTTTCAAATATTGTCTGGCCGCCAAGGTGGTAGCATCGTCAGCGTCCAAACCACTTTGAAAATAGCCAAAGTACTTGTCCATTGCGGCTGTGAATCCTGCTCCCATGCCGGTGCCTTCTTTAGCTGCCGCATAGGCGGATTGTTTGACCGCATTAAGAGCTTTAGCACCTTCCTCTATGTTTAACGGCTCCCCGGTGGCTTCTTCAATTGCTTGTTGATTTAAAGAAGCGGTAGACAAAATACTGTTTGTGTACGACGGGTCGGCTAAAACACCTTCAGATGGGGACGACTGACCTTCTTGCATGTTGCTAAGAAGCCTTCGGTATTTGTTTTCCGAAGATATGCTTTTCTGTAGCTCAGCAACTTGCTCCGGTGGCGCCACCGCAGTGCTGTACCCTTCTCCGGTGGGCATCTTAACCGCCGTGCCGTCAGGGCCAATATACGTTTTACCGTTGTCAAAACTTTCAACAAGCTCTCGACCGCCGTCAGGAGCCTGAATGATGTAGTTTGTTAAAGACTCTGCCCCGTCGGAAGTGATCTTTCTAAAAGTGTATTGGCCCGTACCCTTGTAGTTTTCATAGGTCGCAAGGTCCGCGGCGTTGTTCACATTAAGAACGGCCACCTCATTACCTTCTCTATCTAAAACAACACGCTCATCAAGTCCCTTTGCCGCAAGTCTTGACGCCGTTGCCATGCGTGAAATCAAAAGATCATTTAAGTACTTTTGTTCTAACTGGGCTTGCTCCATGGCACCAGACAGCGCGGCACTCTTAACGCCTTGCTCTAGTTTACGTTGTTCCGCGGCCCGTGCTTGAAAGGCCGCCGGTAGCGTAGAAGCCGCCGCCGCTAACTGTGCGCCAAAAGGTTGCCCCGCTACACTTTTACCTGTTCTAGGGTCCGTGCCTGAAGCCAAAGATAATCCTGCCTGCGCCAAGTCAAAATAGGCTTGTGCTTTGTTATATCTTTCTTGATCTTCTGTTTGACCTAGAATTTCTTGATATAAAGGCAACATTTCATTGTAGTAGCCCTTTACAGAGTCACCAAAAGTGCTCCCAGACAAAAGCATTTCAGCGGGCCCTGTTTCTTGGTCCGTGGTCATTGGTTCGCGCCGCGTTGCTGTTACTTCAATGGGTTGTAACAAGTCCGCGTCTTGGCCCTCATCCAACAACGGAGCAAAAGCAGGAGGCATGGCGATACCGCCGAGTGCATAACTTTGCACGGCACCGCCTTGGTTAAAATTTTGAGGAACGGGAGCCTCCTGCGCCCCGGCCATCATGAGGCTTCCTACGCCTTGGCCCATTTCATTAGGCATACCGCCTTCTGTAGTCATTTCTACATCGCCAATAATGCCCTGCATTAACTCGCCGATGCCGCTGTTCATAGCCCCTTCTTCCGTCATCATGATGACAGGCTGTACCATGGCCAGCACGGACTCTGGCGTAGCTTGTGCGTCTTCCATGCCGACAAAAGCCCCAAGCTCTTCCACGCGAGCCGAAATTGGCATCTGGTTGCCTCTGATGGCGTTGATCAAATCTTCAGCAGATTCTGCCTGATCTACATTTGCCATCATGTCCTGAGCATACTGTGCGCCCAGTTGCTCGGCTTGTTGAGCGGCCATCATTTCTGCTTGCTCAACCATAGCGGCCTCTTGAGGCATGGGCTGGGCCATCATGTCTTGAGGCATAGGTTGCGCTGGGCCACCGGCTTGTCTAAATAGAGGTCGGTTATATACGTTCATGAAAACATCCCCAGTTGTTTTGCCCCGCCTGCGGCGCTAAGGCCCGCAATGCCAAGTCCTGCAATTTGCTGGAAGGTGGAAGGATCTTGCGATTGACTGATCTGAGTTACCTGTTGTGAAGAAGGCGTCCCTTTGTAAATGTCGCTCAAGAAGGAGTACTGCTGGTAAGGCATTTGATAAAGTTGCAGATTGCTTTGACGCTGCGCGTCCAAAATAGCCTGCTGTAACGCTTGATCACGCGCACCCATTGCTTCCATCGTCTTGATATCTTGAAGACCTAATTGCTGACCTAGCTGACCAAGACTCGCTTGCTGTAGCCCCAGTTGACCTAATTGAGCACCTAGTTGGCCCCCAGTCTGCGCCAAAGATCCAAGCCCTTGTCCCAACTGCCCTGAAGCTTGTGCCATGTTAATCATTTGGTTAACGTCTGCTTGAGACAACTGACCGTATTGAAGCCCTAACTGTCCCAGTTGTTGAGCGCTTTGCTGTCCCATACCGGCGGCTTGTAAGCCTATGCCCGCTCCAGCTTGTGCTTGTGCAAGCTGGCGTTGACGAGCCTGCTCAAACGCTTGTTGTGCCTGTTGAGAAGCTTGCTGATACCCGCCCATGCGAAGTTGTGCCCCGGTGCGAGCCTGTTGCTCCATGACATTACGAGCAAGTTCTCTCTCAGCGACGGCTTGTCTAGAACCACCAAAGGCCCCAGCGGCAGCAGCTTGCGCTTGCAATCCCTGTTCTTGGATTTGGCCCTCGCGAGCAATGTCTCGCATGGTTTGTTGAACAACTTGCTCTTCATAGGGGTTCATGAAAGCAGGGATTCTTTCCGGTCCAAACTCGGCGCTTGCGCCGGTTAAGCCTTGTAACGCCTGCCCCGCGCTTCCATACCCATACCCTGTAGCACCGCTAAGCGCCTGTTGTGCCGCTTGTTGATACGCGTAAGGTTGTAGACGAGACTGAGCCGCTATTTGTGCCGCTTGGCTTAATGCGGCTTGGCCCTCACGCGTGGCGCCCAAAGCTTCTTGAAGTCCTCCGGCTCCCGCGGTTCGTGTAAGCTCTTCCCCAGCCCGGATAGCCCCAAGACCTTGTTGAAGGTAGGGTTGATAACCCCCAATACCTTGCTGGGCCATTTGTGCCGCTTGCTGTTGCATGGGGGTAAGCCCCGCAACCTGATACGCGGGTGGCGTAACGGGCGGAGGAGGCATTTCCAAAAGGTTTTGGTTAATAAACTGTTGAACAGCTTGCAGTAACCCAAGGCGATGCGCCTCGATTTCAGGGTTTTCCTGAATTATCTGGCGAGTAACTTCTTCAGCCACGGACAGCGCCTCCTTCAAACTTTCGCATCATGTCGTACATTCGACGCATCCCTAATTCACGACTACCGTTTCCTGCTCCACGTACCGCTTGGGCGGTCATAACAAATTCCCCGTCAGAAAGCATAGCGGGGACATCGTCAGAAGTCTCCGTACCGGGGCCGTAAATAGCGCCGTTCTTACGGGGGAAACTTGAGATGTCGCCGCCATTAGCCGCCGTAATTGGAACATATCCTGACCCCGGTGCTGCTAGCCCATATCGCTGTGGGTACATTTGTAACAGCTTAGAGCCCGTCATACCGCCAAAGGCATCTGGCAATTCTCCCATCTCAGGTTGCTCAAAAGCTCCCGTGGCAGCCATCAAACCTGTAATCCCGAGTGCTGAAGGACCGTATTTTGCCAGCAATTGAGAACCAAAAAGCTCCGGTCCAGCAGAAGCTGCGGCAGCTTCTGCTGCTTTTAGGGCAGCTTGTTGAGCAACGTCGCCTGCAACACCTAAGCCTTGATAGCGTGCTAAAGTGTCGGCATAGGTTTGCTTGAAGGCGGCGTCTTTAAGCGCTTGAACTTCGGCGGGGTTTTGTCCGGCTCTAAACAAGAAATCACCGGCCTTATCAAAAAATCCGCGTTGTTCCCCTACGGTAGGAATGCCTGCCGAAATGTCGGTTCCCGCCACCTGCTCAATTCCAGTTGGAGGCGCTGCGGCTACGGCAGAAGCGCCGGTATCTATGATAGGGGACATTGCAGGTGCTGCCGCGTTAGCTTGTGCTTGTTGCATAACGGCGGCGCTCGTCGGAGATGCGGCAGTGGGCAATGGAGCAAGTTGGCCTCCGGGAAGGCCTAGTTGTGCTGCCGTATCTTTTGCCGAAATCAAGGATTGTTGCAGAGGATCTACCGCCTGCGCCACCGCTTGCTGAGCCGTGACCGGTGCGCCTGCCGCAACAGTGGCTGTATCCAAAGCGGGAGGCAGAGCCCCTGCTTCAGCGCCAGCCACAAAATCGGGTACTCCCGTTTCTATAGGCGCTTGTGTTGGAGCGCCACCACCAAAGGTGCCCCCGGGCAAGCCGCCTTTAACGCCTTCTACAAATCCTTGACCACCCATTGCGCCAGAAATCCCAGAAGCTAATCCGCCCATAGCGCCACCAATTAAAGCGGACTTGAAGGCGTCTTTTAGACTGCCGCCTTGAACTAAGGTGCCGATACCAGAACCCAAAGCGCCAGAAGCAATCGCTCCTAAACCGGGGAACATAAAGTTAAGCGCAATCGGCAATACAATTGGCGCAATCTTTTTAAATACTTTTACAACTCCTTTAACAGCTTTTTTAATTCCTTTAACTATTTTTTTAAGAAAGAACTCTGGACGACCGGTTTCAGGGTTAATGCTGTTTAGTTCGCTACCAACAACGTAGCGCTCGGGCTCCAGACCCATGTCTCGCATCTGCGCAAACAAGCGATTCTTTAATTCTGGGTCTGCGTCCAATACCTCAAGAGGGACGACGGTTTCACCCGGAGCCACGTGCGCTAACTCAGTATCACCCTCACGGCCATACTCCGTTAGTTTTTCTGCCATCTGAATGACATAACCGGTTTCTGGCCCCTCTAGAGCCTTATCCGACCAATCCCCTTCAGTAGCCGTCAGAAACGACGCAAGGCCCCCTTCTGGAACCTCATACGGTTCTTGTTGAATAGCTGCTGCTGTCATTATTTCCATCCCATAGCGATGCTGTATTGTACCATCTAAGGCGTAGAAACCGTTACTTCACCGACCAAACCTTGGCCAGAAACCCCTGCTGGGTGCGGTTTATACGCGATGGTAATCTTTACAATCCCGTCTTGTTGAAAAAGTGCGCCCTCTTCCAAGTTGTAGTCATTCTGTTGCAAGTTGGTCAAGGTCAATTCTGTGCCCCGCATGTCCCCGGGGTTGTTAAATTGGCGAAGGAAAATAGAAAAAGATCGAACAACATTAGACATATAGGTTGCATTGTATATCTCCGGAGCGTTCGGAAAATCCGGTAAAACAAGCTTCCGGCTCATCGACGACCGTCCTGTCTAATGTCGACACGAGGCGATCCCAAACGCCATTGTACGTCTAATCCATCACTTTCCAGTTTTAACGCCAAACTCCGTCCCCGAAGACGAACGTGTACCTGCTCCGTGAACTGCTCAACAGGGACCGTTGCCGATCTGGCCACGTTTTTAGAACTCGTCGCCGAGTAATTAGCGCCGGGAAAATTTCTAGTCTGAAGAATAAAATTAACCGAGGGGCTCTCGGCAGAAGACCCCGCAAAAGTCACATCAGGGATCATTCGTCGGATAAAAGCAAAATTCTCTCCATCCCCAATGTCCACTTGGCTAGACTCAATGTAAGCATTAATCGCCGTGTTGTTCTCCCCGTCGTTTAACCCTAGTTCTTGCAGATATAAATAACCATCTGTGCCCGCCGCCAAGGGATAATCATTAATTCCGCGGTCAACCCAAGCCGTTCTGGCCATTGTTCCGTAGAACCAAAGTTGTTGTAAGTGGTTGTAAACAACATAACGATCAACTTCTTCGGAATCCGCCGAAGGGTAAAACCACCAAATTTCGTTAAAAGACGAGTTTAATGCCGCAAATACTTTTTCTGCCTGACCGTCGTTAAAATCTTCAAAGACATAATTACGAACAGTACACGGAAGTTTTTGAACCTGCCCCGTATACATATAAAAATCTTGCATCCCCATCCAAAAAACAGTGTCATCCATTGCCTTAACAGCATTCGGCGACATGATCGTGATGTTCTCTGAAATTAAATTAATGCCAAAAGTGAACGGCGGCCCCAAAAATTGCATGGCGTGCAAGGAAACATCTGTAAACACCAGAACCTGCTGTCTCGTCTCAACCGCCGCAACAATCTCCGAACCAGAGCCAATACGGAGGTCCCCCGCCGTGTTCGTCGGCAAAGACTGCCACGTAGTCGGGCTTTCTTGATCACTGAACCGAATCAACAGCGGATCCTGCGTGCCAATATCATTCTCAGGGTCACAGCCAAACGCAATAATGTGCCTGTCCCGGTCAGAAACCAGTACCTGCTTGGCAATCGTCGGCGTCGTAGCATCCGCACCAGCTAAATCAGAAAGGGCCGTGGCCCGTGTGCTAACACCCGCGCTGTTATCCCAATAAAAAATACCCGCGTCACGCGCATTAATGATTAAATCTTCACCAAAATTGTCGCTGCTCCACAAACGTAAGGCCGCACCTACCGCTAAAAGAGAACTGGCCGAGCCCCACGTGCCACGGGACCACGTCCCGGCGCCCCAGCCAGTGCCTGCAACGGTGGTATCTAGTCCCGTATTTATTTGGTAAGCCCCTACAACAGAAGATCCCCCATTGCCGGTGTCGCTAGCATTTGCGGTAAGTACAGCCCCAGAAACGTCTTTAGCGATGATTTTGTAACTATTTAAGTCAATAACCTCAGCGATTTGATATTCTTGGTTTAGCGCATCAGCGATGATGTTTCCGCCCAAGGACACTGCTCCACTAAACGTCACAAAATCATTAGCAATTGCGCCGTGGTTGTTGTCACTTACGGTAATCGTTGAGGACCCGTCCGTGGCTGAAAAAGTAACATCTCCAGCGGCAGTTGTAAGGCGGATCGGCGTTATATCGTTATAACCCCCGCCTTGTTCAATGTAATATTTTAAGTGTGTTCCTACGCCGTTTAATTTTTCTCCACTTAAAGACACAAACGGCTTTATTTCTCGCGCCGTACCTAAGTAAGTCGAGCCACTATATTTTTCCCAGCCGCCTATTTTTTCGGGAGTCCCAAACCTAAACCGGATCTTGTCACAATCATACCACCCTCCTTCGTTAGTATAGGAAGTTGTTTCTCTAACAATACCCGGTCTAAACTGTAACTTTGTTAAAGGCATGCTTTATCCCAACATTAATGCTTCATCAGCATCATTTCTAGATGCTTGATAGTGGCTTTTGCTTCGCCTAATTCGTGCCTCAAAGAAGCAATTTCCTTCAAAAGCGTCTCTTTATCATCACTTAACTTGTCTAATTTTACGCTCAAACGCTCCACTTGTGCCCTTAATGTGTCATTAAATTCAGCCCGGTCTTCTCTTTCTGCCAAAGCTGCCTTGTAGTTTTGCTCTGACCTCATTTTTAGGTAAGTCCACAACCCGGCGGATCCCAATATAGCCACAACAAGCGGCATTAATGCTTCAGGATTCATTTTTTAACCGCTCCTCAAAATACAGCGCTTCATGGATCTGTCGTTGAACCAAGTCAATTAAATAGAGACCGTGAAGGGACAATACAGACCCTGCAATCAGTCGCCCCGCAAAAAATACAGGGGTAGTTATTCCTGTCGTATACTCCTCGTACAGATATAGAGACAATACCATTATCGATAGCATGGTATCTAATTTAAGAACGCGAAGTAGGGCAGGTTTCCCTGTCCAAATCGTGCAATAAACGACAGCTAACGAGGCTAGCGCCCACGTTATTAAAAGGTAGGCCGGTATGCCTACCTCATAAAAACCCGCTGTAGTTATCAAGCCCCACACGCCCATCAAAAGATGTTGTGCAGGGCCGTTGGCCGAGCGCAGAGCCTTATTGAGACCTGACAAGCCAAGCGGTTGCATCAGTCACACGTTACGGTAGTGGTGGTGCCATCATCTGACGCAGAGCAAGTGATCGTCTGAACTTCCTGCGTACTGGTATTTGTTAGCGGATTTTCGATAAAACCATTTACCGTGGAGGTGTATTGCTCCATCAGCGCCTTAATCAAATCCGCATTGCTCTGATCCATCGTAATGATGGAGTTCATGCCTGTGTTAGACACATCGACAACACCGTTCATGCCAGCGTTGCTGATAGACGCCGTTGACTCAAACCCTGCGTTGCTGATGGCTACAGCACTGTCCAGACCTGCGTTAGACACGTCCACTAACCCGTCCATGCCTGATGTGCCTAGCGTAACCATGCCGTCAACAAATGGCGTGTAATCAACATTACCCATAGCGTTTAACGCGCCGAGTGCAACGTCAGACGTTAAGGACGACTGAGCCGTAAATGACCCATAAAGCGCCTGCTGAGTGGTTGCGTCAGCCGTGATCCGGGCCAAGTCAACATCGCGGTTGTACTGCGCCATCGTCTTGGTGGAGTCTGTTTGCATCCACATCATCCCCATATTGCTTAATGGTGCGGCCAGAACAGAGGCCCACTGAAGCGCGGCGGATTGCTGAGGAACGGGCTGTACTGTCGGGGTTTGGGTTAAGGCTAAGGCCATTACAGCGGCGCTAGCAGCCTGACCATCACCGGCGGCGGCAATCTTAGACAGCGCCTCAAACTTGGCTTGAGATGCGGCGGCATTAGCGGCGGCGGCCTTTTCTACAGCCTCGTAATACTGAGATGTGCTAGAGGAGCATCCAGCAAGCATCAAAACAATTGCCCCGACAAACAGTTTATTCATGGTCATCATCCTGTGGAACCTGTGGCTCCGCTTGCTCTTTGATCTTAACGATTAAAGGCCATGCGCCCGTTTTTGTAGGCAGATCGCCCAAGACTTGTAGAATGGCGTTTACTTCTTCAATGCTTAACTCAAGATTTACCACGGCAAGCCACTCCCGTTAGTCGGGTTAGCCTTCTCGGCGATCTGTGCATCAACAGAATCCTGAATAGCTGTGACGGCTTCTTCACCCATCTCGTTGGTTGCCCAAGTCAATACAGTGAACTCGTCTAGGTTGTCCCAGTCTGTAAAGCTGTTGGGGTCGGGTGCAGGTAGACCTTGAGTGCCGTAAGAAGAGCCGCTGTTACCGTTTTCGTCTTCTTTAGAACAAGTCCAGTGTACGGTAGTGACTACGTTAGCCAGACCGTCTTGTGATACGGCGTAGTCTAGTGCTGCTACTTTCCATGTGTACGACATCTTTTATGCTCCTTTCAGTGCCGCTACTTCGGCTTTGAGTTCTTGGATTTCTTTGATGCACAGTGCAACCATGTTTGCATAAAACACTGCATCAGGTTCACCATCATCGTTATATTCAACAAACTCCGTAAAACCTGCATCGTGTACTTCTTCAGCAATTAAACCAGCGTAGGTCTTGCTGTCACCCTCTTTTTTGCTGTTAAAGAATACGGGACGCAGTGCATCAATAGAAATTGATTGGTCGTAGTCGCGTATGTTTTCTTTGTATCGCGCAGATGAGGTTGACCTCTCCAGAAAACCACTTGAATTAACAACAAGGTTTGCGGCAGTTGCCGATGTATTAAAATAAGGGGACTGCGCCGCGCCGCCTGTATTAAAAGCGCCATCCCCTCTGATATAAAACAGACCCGTGCCGCTACTATTAAGCATTGCTACAGCATTAGTACCCGATGTAGAACCTGCACTACGCACTGTAAGTCGTCCAGATGATGTGGTTTGACCAACCAGCAAGTCACCGCTGGAGTTGATGCGCATGGCTTCTGTATAGCTAGAACCATAAGTAAATATAGTGGAACCGCCAGCGTAGTTAAGGATATTAAGGTCGTTAGCGTTTTGATAGAGGTAGCTAACATCGTCTGATGCTGATGTATCTTTAATTGCTATGGTTGGAACAGCGCCTTCAACAGTCAACCCAGTTGCAGACCCAGAAACATTAGCAAGGGGTGTAGACGGACTACTCGTGCCAATACCAACGTTGCCCAACGCGTCGAGACGCATACGTTCGGTTAGCGTGGAAGTGCCGCTTTGTCTTGTGTAAAGTTTGAGTGCTGGATCGCCTGTTCCTTCAATAGCGGCGTTAACATTTCCTGAGCCAATAGTTCCGTCATACCATTGAATCTTTTGTCCTCTATCTACGCTAACGTTGCCGCTGGAGTCGATACGCATACGTTCGGTAAAAGTGCCAGAGCCTAAAGCTCCTGTTGAACTAAAAAACTCAAGCGCTGAACTAGACCCAATACCGACTGTCCAGCCTGTCCCGGTGCTTGTAGTATTTTGCCAGTGTTGATATGCCGGGCCAGCGTTAGCCATTGTTAATCGCGTTGTAGACCCCATAGCAGTATTAGCACCAATACTAACATTCTGACTAGAATCAATCGTAATCGCAGTGCTTGTGGCGTTATCGTCTATTCCGGTAGACGTAAAGTTACTAATTACGCCACTAGCAGATAATACAAAATCGCCAGATTCATCAGGAAGCGTTAGCGTCCTGTCGGTATTGCTGTTAGGCGAGGCAACGGTAAATACACCCGTACCATTCGCGTTTGGCGTTAAGCTAATCTTAGACATTAGTTAGCTCCTTTGAGTGCCGCTACTTCGGCTTCAAGTGTTTCAATTCGTGTTACAGCCTCTTGCAAAGCCTTAATGGCCTTCACGTACAAAATGCTGTATTTGACTGACTTCATGCCTTCGTCATCAGTTTTAACAAGTCCAGACATTCCAGAGGCTTCAAGCTCTTGAGCTACAACACCAATGTGCGTATCGCCTGTTTTGTTAAGCGTGTAACTTCTGACTTGCACAGCCATGATGTCATCAATCTGTGATGAGGCGTCTACAATGTTTGACTTGAGGCGTTCATCAGAAAGTGCGCCGTATGAGTTATTAGTATTTTCTAAATCACCGTCCATTTTTACAATGCACTGGGTGCTGTTTGTAGTTCCCACATCGCTATTAAAAACCATAATAGAAGAAGACGTGGCAGATGACGGACGGTAAGCACTAAGCGTTACAAGCCCAGAAGTGCTTTGGAACTGATGAGAAAAACCTGCTGATACTGAAGTTTTCCCAACCAGCAAGTTGCCGCTGGAGTCTATGCGGAGGCGTTCAATGCCAGAAGTACCAAAGCGCATTGGTGTTGCTTCAAAGTTGTAAAACACAGCACTTTCATCTGAGTCTAAGCCAACGATAATGCCATCAGCATAAGTACCACCACCAGTAGTGCTGTTGCTAAAGCCCATATATGCCTGTGCGCTGTCTGTTGCTGAAAGACGAGCTAAGATAGTACCGGGGCCACTTACCTCTAGTTTATGTGAAGGGTTTGTGTTTCCAATCCCAACGTTGCCAGAGCTATTAATCGTCATGCGTGTCGCGTTGTTGACGTACATAGACATAGCGTTGTCAGTGTGGCTGTATTCTAAAGCACCAATGTAATTGTCCAAGTCATCACCAAAACGCAAACTTCCCGTGTTAGTGCTATTAGTGCTATCAATACGAATACCGCCGCCATCCGTAGAATGAGCAACAATTAACTGGTCAATACCGCCTGTAGTAATTGAGGTATCAGCAACAGTTAGCTTTGTGCTTGTGGCGTTATCGTCGATGCCTGTGGAGGTGAACGTGGTGACAGTAGTAGTGCCGTCGTCCGCAATACTAATAGCAGCGTTACCCGTCTTGCTGTTTATATTTTGTACGTCAAGATCAGACATTAGTTAGACTCCACTGCCGACAGACGGCTCTCTAAATCTTCAATCTTTGCTACAGCTTCCTGTAGAGCCGCAGTCAGCAGAGGTACCAGCTTAGACTGGTCTATGCCTTGATACTCTGGAACTTCGCGAGTACCCATAACTGCATCAGTAACGACATTGCCTTCTTCATCTAAGACCGCAGGAGATACTTCATACTCCTCAGTCGTCATGCCGTCCTTAGTGCCTGTAATCGCCTCTGGAATAACGTCTTGGACTTCGTGTGCAATAAAGCCGTCTACGGTCTTATCTGGATCAGCAATGAAGTTAAAGCGGTGTACAGGGATTTGCTTGAGACGATCAATGCCGTTATCAAGGTCTACTACGTTTTCTTTTAAACGGTAGTCTGAGGAGGTGTTAAAAGAAGTAGACGACTGGTTCTGGGTAATACTACCAACAACGGAGCCAGCGCCATTCACAATCTGCATTGGAACACCAGTTCCTGTGGTCTGGGTATCCTTGAGTGCGATGCCTGCATCTACACCGTTTTGGTAATCAACGCTGATTTTTCCACCAACTATCTGTGTGGTTCTGTTTACCAGCAAGTTGCCGCTGGCGTCTATGCGCATACGTTCAGGCGCACTTCCACTTCCATTACCAGTAAAAAAATTGATGTATCCAGCGGCATTCGTGCTTGAGTCAGACGCCGCCGCTATTTGAATAATGCCAAGAAATTCTGCCGCACCGCCAGCACTTGCTCCGCTTGTTGCTCCAATAAGTTGAAGACCCGTACTATTTGTTGCTGTATTTGTTGTTTGTCCATAAAGAACAGGATACCCAGAACCTGCTCTCATGTTTAAGGCTTGATAACTTCCTCCTATACCGGAAACGTCTAACCCGCCAGAGCCGATAATTACGTTGCCGCTGGAGTCGATACGCATACGTTCTGCTGAACGTGTATTGAACGTAAAGGCTCTACGGTTTGCTGTTGTTGCGTGTGACTCGTGGTAATACTTTAGGTAAAAATCCTTTTGTCCATTAGTACCCGGATTACCAAAATAAATTCCACTTTCGCCGGTTGAGGCTGTTAATAAACTAAGTCCAACGTTGCCGCTGTTTTCTAAAACAAGTTCATCAGCGTCTGCATCCGCACTAACACTACCTGCACTTGCAGAAAACACATTTAGTTTTCCGTCTGGACTCGCAGTACCAATACCAACGCTGTCAGCGTCAATCGTAAAGTTTCCAGAGTGCGCCTCAAGCTGAACATTGCCGCCAGTGTTTACCATGTTAATGGCAACTTCAGTACCACTGGTGCTTTGCAACCTGAGTGGCTGAACGCCAGCACGAACAACGTCAAGGGATGTGCTAGGAATAGCAGTACCAATACCAACATTCTGGCTAGAATCAATCGTAATAGCCGTTGATGTCGCGTTGTCATCAATACCGTTTGACGTAAGGCCCGTGGTCGTTACGCCGTCTGTTCCGTCAAGTGTAATACTCATAAAACCACCAACCTCGCGCCCGTTTCAATCGTAATGGTAACACCAGAATTAATGCTAATAGGGCCTGTTGTCATCGCGTTTTTGTCGGAAGCAATAGTGTAGTCATTAGTCACTGTCTGATCGTTCTCATAAAAAATAGCATCACCGCCACCGCCAGATGCCCCGCCCCCAATAGATCCCCATGCCGTGCCATCGTAACCCTCAAACTGCGTCGTATCCGTGTTAAAACGAAGCATCCCCGAAACAGGCGTGGGGCGCTGAGCCTCCGTACCCGTAGGCATTTCCACCGCATCCGTCGAGTCCACATGAAGACCAGAAAGCGTTGCAATCCCTGAAGTGCTGAGTGTCGTGAAAGACCCCGCCGACGCAGAAGAACCCCCAATCGTAGTGCCATCAATTGTGCCGCCATTAATGTCCGCCGTGGTAGCAACAAGACTTCCAATTGTACCAAGGCCCGTAATGTTAGGCTGGTTCGCAGTAAGCACGGCACCCGTAAGGTCCCCTGTAACATCCCCCGTTACATCCCCTGTAACATTACCCGTTACATCCCCCGTTACATCCCCTGTAACATTACCCGTAAGGTTCCCCGTAACAGTGCCAATCGTTGCGGCAGTAGCGGTCAAATTTAAGTTAACATCAGAAACAACCGCACCCGTGCCCGCACCGTCAAACTTCAACAGAACATCTGCGCCATTGGGTATCTCAAAATCATTGGAGGCGTTGTAGGTGCCCTGAAAAACAATAATTGACCGGCTGCCAGACAAGCTGTTGCGGATGTGAACAATCTTCTCGGCGTCATTAGGGGTAAGCTGGACATACGCCGTAGCGCCAAGGTCACCGCCATCCACAAACTCAATGAACTTGTTGCGGCCATCAGACACCGCGCCTTCATCAATCGGCAGGTCGTTCGGTGAGCCAGAGGTTCCCGCGCTGGCAAGCGTAATTGAAATAACGCCGTTTACCGCAGTGTCAATCAGATCAAAGTTGGTATTGGTAGTGTCGCCCCATGTTCCCGACTGCTCACCCGTAGCAATCTTCTCAATACCAAGATTTGTAGTGTATGTGCTAGGCATTAGTTAATCCTCTCTATGCCGCAATATCTATATAAACTGGCGTTTGTGATGGCTCTATATCCGTCCAACTAGGACTCTGTACAGGACTTTCTTCAGAATAATTTGGGCGTTGGTTCGGAACTATGCGTCCCCAAACCAACACCACTCCTGTCTCACCTGTTGCACTAACTCCGGTTACGGAAACGTCCGCATCCGCCGCCACAGAAACCGAGCCCTCGGAACCAACCAATGTCAGGCCAGTGACCACTGTACTACTGTCCGCAGTAACCGTGACCGAGTTTATCTCCCCAGTTCCGCTAACCCCCGTCGGTAAAACCTCTACCGACTGAATAACAGCCGCCGAACCCGCCTCTCCAGTCGCATTTACCCCTGTCGGAAAGGCGTTCGAACTTGCCTCAACTGCCACAGATCCAACAGCACTACTTGCTTCGATACCCGACGCAACAACACTGGACGCGGCCGTAATAGAAACAACCCCCACCGCGCCAACAGCCGATACGCCCGTAACGGCCACATTAGCCGCTCCCGAAATAACGGCAGAACCTGCGTCGCCTGTCGCGTCAACGCCCGTGACAGAAACTTCCGCCCCAGCCTCAACTGCCACAGATCCGACGGCATTAGTAGCTTCAACACCCGTGACGCCTACATTTGCGTCCGCCGAAACAGATATCGAACCAACCGCACCCGTGGAAGATACGCCTGTAACAGAGACATTGGCTAAGGCGGTGACAGTAACGGAGCCTATGGCCCCCGTTGCCGATACCCCTGTAACAGAAACTTCCGCCCCCGCAGAAACAAGAACCGCTCCCGCCTGACCCACCGCTCCCGCGGTGGTAACACTGCCCTCGCCCCAACCGGAAGCGCTCCACGCATCACGGCCCCAGCCAGTAAATGGGACGACAGCATCGGTCATTAGGCTATCCGAATGATCGCATTAGAGGCATCTGCGGTCGGGAACACAATTGTAAAATCCCCTGCCGTAGATGTCTTGTCTGAACCAAAGTCCAGCACAACAACCGTATCGGTGGTACTAGATCCTCCACCAGTAGTCGTGTTGTAAATCAGTGCGCCACGAGCCGTTATTGTTGCAGAACTGAAAGTCAGATCGTCAAAGTCAGTGAAAGCCGTGGTTCCCGAAGTTGTGGGGGTTACGTTGGTCAACGTGCCACCGCCCGCGGTATAACCGGTGCCGCTAACTTCGTCAGTTGCGGTGTAGTCGGTCGTTGCCGCAGTAAAGCTGGCATTGTTGTCATACAAAGCCAACTTAAAGGTATGGCCCGTAGAAGCCGTGAAATCGTGCTGTGCCTGTAAAAGCTCTTGCTTGAACGAGGTACACATATAGTTGCCTGTAAACGCCATATCAAAGTCTCCTGATTGTTTCGGCTAGGTCTTTTTGCCCAGCGTCGAGCAGGGCGTTACACACAGTCGTGCGATCACTTTGTACCGCCTCTTTCATGTAAAAAATTAGAATAGAGCGAAGATTGTTTCGGAACGCTTGCGCCTGATCCCGTATAACGGGTGGAGCCGTGTCCGAGACACTAATTACTCTATTCAGGCACCGCTCAGCTACTTCCTCGGGGGAAAAGCCGCGATGATGGGTAGTCTGTACTTCGACTATCCCTCCCTGTATTTTACCTGCATCTGCGCTCATTGTTTAGGCCTAATTAACATTCCAGTCCTATATTGGTCCGTGACCTCTTTGGACTCCCCAAACTGCTTCAAGCCCTGTAATCCTTGGGCAAATAACTGCTGATATAGCGCCATAACATCTTGTTCACCTTTCATATACACGTAGGCTTCCAGAAGAGCGCCATAAAGCATGGCTGTAGGTGCATTTTCACTAAGCCAAGTAGTACCACTATCACTGCCCGCGGTTAAACTGGCCGGGCGATAATAATAATGAAGCTCTACCGCATATCCCGTGTCCGGCGTAGGCCCTATAAGGAAGTTGTTGATATCAAAAATGGCATAGTATCTGGGCAATCCTTCGGCACTGCCATTAGGGTTAAAGGTTTGGACAAAATCAACGTCTTTAAACTCTAAAAACTCGGCATCTCCGGAGGCTTTTGTAAAAGACAAAGAAAAAGGTGCCAAAAAATCTGACGGGGACGCCAAGTATTTGTTTGAGGCCGTCAATGAACCAGAGACGTTTTTTCGAAAAAGGCTAAGCTGGACATTTTTAAGGATCCGCTCCTCAGTATTCCGTATGAAAATAGGCAGATTATTGACAAAAGACGTTTCGTCGTTTTCTGCATAGTCTTGGATTGCCTGTTTTAGCTCGCCGTATGTAAAACTCATGTCGTACTCACCGTAACTGTGCCAACATTGCCGGAGCAAATTATCGGCCTATAGGTAGGTCCCTCTACTTGCGGCACCCCCACATAGACATCCATAGGCTCTATGCGGTCTGGGCGAGGGTTTCTTAACGCCTGCGGGTCAACAACCTTCCTGCGGGGCTCCAATTGCGGTTGCTTGGGCTCATACTCGTCTCGACCGACCAGCATGCCCGTCCACTCCCGCTTCATCTCGTTAAGCTTGTAGCGGAAGCCAGAACGGTCTGAGATCCCGTAGGCGTTTTTCCCCGTTGCAAATCTACCCATTAGAGTAGCCTTGAATAAGCCATACTCGGCTGAATATTGAAGGAAGCTCGGTCTCTGTCCTCAGAGGCCGCTCGCTCAAACTCCTCTTCATATACCGCTTTTAGCAACTGAACGCGCTCTGGAGCCCGTTTTATTGCCAAATAATAAGCTAGTCCTGCCGCCAAACAAGGGTAAAAACGGAACGGCAAATCCAAAGTATTGCTGTAAGTGTCCGCATCATCTATGCGCACCAAACGGTCAATAATTACCGTATCCGTGCTGTTCTCAGGCACCGGCCAAAGCTTCAGCGTGGGGTTGATCTGACGATCCACGAAGAACTGCGATGGCCGCGCTTGTTGGGTCTTGGTGGGAATATTGATGTAATCACTACGACTAATACGCTCAAGCGCATAGTCGGTATTTGAGCGTCTCACGACGGCATTGAGGACATCAATAGTGCCCGCACCAAGATTATAGTCACCAGTGCCTTGGGTCAGAGCCACGGTCGTCTGTTCAATCGTCCATTGATTTAACCCACGGTTGGCCCAGTCCGCCAGCATCAGGTTCAACGAACGCTTTGCAGTCTTTAGGTCATAGCCTGTACGGACCTCTAAGCCACAACGCTCAAAAGCCTCTTCTATGTATTCGCTGACATCCAACTCAAAGTCGGCTGAACCTGAAACGGCCATTACTTATAGCCCCGAACCTTGCAGCCGTCCTTCTTAACCGCACCACCTGATTTCATCTTTTTGGGGGCTTTCTTAACCGCGCCGCCATATTTCATCTTTTTAGTGCAAGTTCCCATGGTACTGCCTCCTTTAATTTCACCGCCTCTAGCGGCTTTTTTTACGGTCGCTGCCCTTGTGTTGGCTACGACTTGTTGCCCTTGAGAGCCTGCACGCTTTTTCTTACGCGCTGTGCTAGCTCGCTCGCTTTTTGACAAACTTTGCGCTTTAGCCCTCGGAAGGCATCGATCAGGGTTCTTTTTGTTTTTTGAAGTGCCGCACTCACCCGCGATGTTGCCGCCACTATCGATCCGAACCCAATCTTCATCTAACCACTCCTGTAGCTTACCCACGACCTTGCCTTTTTCCGCCTTTTGACTTCTTGGCGTAGTTGGGATCTTTGCAGTACTTGCTGGCCGCTAGATTGGCATACGCTGACGGATAAGTGTCAAAAGTGCGTTTTGCCCACGCCTTGCCTTCTGCGCAAATCTTACTTCCTTTGCTCTTGCTGGACGCTTCCCCACCATTTCTAAGGTAGGTGACTTTGACCGTTGTCTTCTTAGGTCCAGTCTTTACCCTTGAGCCGCATGAACGCATAACTTAACCCAGCAATTTCCCAGCAAAAGGCGCAATGATGACTAAAATACCCACGCCCCAAATCTTGTAATCAAGGCTCTTGAGCGTTTCTTTCTGCTCATTTAGCCGTTCTTCAATACGCTTATAGCGCAAGTTGCACTCCGCCTCGTGCTTTTCTAAGCGAGATAAAAGGTCGTCTACCATTTCTTACAACTCCAATACCGCGCGGAGAACTTGTCTTTGGCAGTGTCGCAACTGTGTCTGGCTCGGAAGCTTTTACGACGCGCCGGGTTGTCCTTCTTGATAGTCATGTTCGGATCGCCGAACCGAACAAGCTTAATCTCGTCGCCTTTTTTGGCAAGAACGGCAAATTTCTTAGAACCACCAGAAGTTCTTTTGGGCTTGTTAAATCCAGAAAAACTCTCGCCGCGATAGGTTATTCGGCCAGAAGGAGTTCGTTTTACGTCCTTTGCCTTAGCCATTACGCTAACTCATCGCCGTTTTTGATGTAAATGATCTCAAAAGCGGCGGATATATCAAAAGTTACACTTGCCGAAGAAGAAATTGCCCGCGCCTCAATATCCGTTTTTTCCGTGAATTTAAGGGGGGTGACAAGCGTGTTTTCGATGTGCATCCCCGTGGTAAGCGATTTCAAATCTTTAGCTTGAAATACCTCGCCAAACGGTCGTGCAACCAACGATAGCTTGCACACTGCGGGCGTATTTGATGTTGTGCCATTAGAAATATCATACTGCATCAGATAGGCTGTATAGCCCGCCGGTACAGTCCATAGCGCCATCAGGGTCTGGTTTGTGCCGTCCCCGTTGATGGTTGCATAAATGTTTGCTGGTACGCCCGTGGTGACAGTGCCGGTGCCCGCATAGATGACCCCTGCGTTTGCCCCTCCAGACCCCGCAGACCGGACAATCATCCGGTTTATCCGCAGATAAGACTGCGTGCTGTTGACCGCCGTCTGGCCATTTAGGGTGACAACCTCTGATATTTCGTTGTAATCGCCATCAAGCCCAAACAACTCAACGGTTCTGGCCCCCGTTCCCGCCGAAGTGTCATTAGTGGAGCTACTGGAAACCTTCAGCACGGTCGCCGCAGACAAGTATGAATACAGTCCACCCTGTTGCCAAATGGTTTCTAAGGAGTTCGCAACTGCCGCGTTGTTACCAAACTTGTAAATAGAACGATGATAAGCAATCTGGCCACGCGCTACCTGTAGATCAAATGGCTCGCTAGTGCCTATTCGACTAATTGAAGAAATTTCACGAGCCATTTAAGCCTCCTAGCTATAAAAAACAGTCAGGGCAGTAATATTGGTAAAAGTTTTAATATATATGTCTGACACCCGAATGCCTTCGTCAGGGATGTTGACCGAGTGTGAATCGCTCGCAATAAAATCCAAATCAAGAACTGTACTACCGCCATTTCCATCAGAAATGGTCAAGCGGGGCGTGCCCGTAGTAGTAAGAACTTGAATTTGGCGTATACGAGCGGGTCCTACCGCCGCAGAACCCGTCCCGGTCAGACGTTTTGCTTTTACGTCTGAGTTAGCCATTGTTTATTCCTTAGCCCGCAGATACGGTAAGAACGCCAGAGTTGCTCCAAATCTGGCCTGCTACGCCGGGATTGGAAGTGGGCAGGTCGCTAAGGATAACAACGCTGTTGGTGCCGTTGTAACTGATAGAGATGTTTTCAGTAACAGCGCCAGTGGTAGCGTTTTTGGTGATGTCTTTGAAGCCGTTTTCAGAACGGACTGGTCCGTTAAAGGTTGAGTTAGCCATGGGATTCTCCTGTCTTGGCCAATGTCATCCGCCCCATGCAGATGTCAGGATCTGTCTATTTTATACGCAAAAAGAAAGGGCGGCAAATGCCGCCCTTGGGTCGATCAAAGGATCGATTAGGCCGCTCCGGGAGTACCGAAGACACAACGCCAGTCAGAAACACCGAAGCTGTATCGCTCACGGGCCTTGAAGCGCATGTTGCCAGTATCGAAATCACCTTCCATAGCAGTCTTGATCGGAGAACGCTGGAACATCTTGAAGCCGTTAGGCGCGTCAGTCTTGATGAAGAACGCGTCAGTGTCGGTCAAGAAATGGTTCACAACGGCACCGTCAGGGAGCATTCCCATAGACTTCATGGCGTTGATATCGTTGTCAGCCGTACCCGGACGGAGGTTAGAGTTCAATACGCGCTCTGCGATGAACTGAAGCTCCTTGGGGATTACCAGCTTCATGCCGCGAACGGCAATCTTCAGACCACGCTCGTCGGTTAGACCGGCGATGTCGATCAGCATTTGCTCCAGTGAAGTCTCGTTGAGGTCAGCCGGAGTAGCCAGAATGTTGCTCTGGTTGCCAGACAGTGACGGGTGAGACGCTGAGCAAAGTGCAGCACCGTCACCAACAGGTGCGGAAGTGCTGAAGGCGTTGTTCAGAATAGAAGCTGCCTTGATCTGCTTGGTTTGAGACATGGAACGAGCCAGTGCCTTAGTGTACCGAGAAGCCAGACGATCATACAGATTGTCTTCGATAGCCTCTTCAGTGATGCTAAAGGCAAGAGCAATTGTCTCGTGAGTATAACGAGCAGTGAAAGTCTCCTGCGCGTCATCAAACGAGATTGAACCGCCTTCTGACTTAACCGGCGCAGTGCCGAAGCCAGACAGCATTACTTCTTCTTCAAAAGCGCGGTCTGAAGACTCTTCGTCGAAGATCTCAGCGTGCTCCTGTTCGTAGCGATCGTACTCAAGGCCAAAGAGAGCGTTAAGCCCGGGCTCGAGTTCCTTCGCCAATTGTGCGCGAGAAATAGCCATTACTTAATCCCCCTTATACACCGGTTGAGTCAGCAGTCGTCTGTGAATCATAGCGACGAGTAGCTGCGTTGAAGTGGGCGTTGATTCGGACCAACAGGTGTGCACCTGCTGAAGCCCAATCGTTGTTAGCCACATCGTCAGTAAGGCCTACGATGCGCAAAGGCAGAGTAGCCGTGGTGGCGATGCTGTCTACGTCTACCTGAGAGTTGGATCGGCCAGTATCGGTAGAACCGGTACGAGCAGAAGTTCCCAGATTGGCGTTAGCAAACACAGTGGCCAGTGCAGTAGCACGGTTGGTCAGTGAAGCATCCGCCGCAACAACGAAGATTTGGTTCGGGTCGTCAGCAACGTATGCTTTGACCGGGTAGTTAGTGTCTACAGAGACACTACCTGATCCGGGCCAGTAGTTCAGCCAAACAGGCTTCTTCTGGACAGAATCATGGTACTCGACGCCCATCAGGACACCGAGGTTCTGAGAAGTGCCACCATCGGTAGCACCAGCTTGATCGATCACGCCTCCAGCAGCAGGAGTCACCAGACTATACTGGTAAATGGCGTTAGCATTGTTGCTGGCAATCTCATACTGAGTTACGCCAGTGCTGTTAACACCGCTTCCTACTAGACCAACAGGACGAAGACCGAAGGCAGTTTCTTGGTTTGCCATAGGTTATTACCTCGTTCTGTGCGGCCCTATTTCTTGGGACCGCCAAAAGTTACACGACTCTGGCGTTCGGGTCTGCCGATCGCCATGGTTGGATGAGCGTTTTCTCGCATCATATCCGTTTCAACTGCTTCCATCTGATCCGCGTTACGTTGAGCAAAGTACTCGGCGCGTTCTTGGACCGTTTCTACCGGTATACGTGCAAGGATAAGCCCGCCTACTCCAAACACACCCTCATATCGACCCGATTCAATTACCGGTGCTTCAAAATCCGGGTATTCGTCTTGACGTACAAGCTCATACCCTTCTCGCAGTCTGGCAGAAATGTTCTTGGTGTCATCGTAACCACGAACTTCTGCTCGTATCCAGCGATGCTTGAAGCCCTCTGGTGCGGGCGGTGCATCTAGCATTGACGGGGGAGCCCAAGGCTTACGCCGACCTTGTGTCTCCCTTGACGCTGCTTCACGTGAGGAGCGCTTTATGCCCTCAAAGCCTTTCTTCTCTTCGGACATATCAATTCTCCTTTACGTATTTCGCGTATTCTTCAAGCGGCACTCCCAATTTCTTAGCTATCGCTACTTGGGTCTGAGAGAGTTTGACCCTTTTACCACTGCGCCCTGCTGCATTTGAGCGGGATACGCCTGCGACGGTCTGGGCGGGCCGTCGGGAGGCTCCCGTACTTTCGCCGAACTTATGCGGGAACTCCCGCTTGATACGGCTATCTAGCTCATTATAGTAGTCATCCGATTGCGGATCAAATCCTTCATCTTCGACAAGCTTTTTGTGGATGCCAAATGCGGCAAAAGTCATTGCCTCATCTTGACCAAACCACGAGTTCTTTTCTGCCCATTGCTCCGCTTTGGGGTCAGGGCGCTGTTGTTGAGGAGCTTGTGGCTGAGCCTGATATTGCTGTTCAGCGGGTTGCTGATACTGAGCCGCTCTAGCTTGTGCTTGGCGTTGGGCCTGCGCATAGCCGTTGGCGGCAATAGCCAAGTCAGTCAAACGCTTTTGAGCCTGAACCGTGGCCTCAGGGTCACCAATCTCCACCGCACGGCGTAGCTCCGATTCAGCCTGTTGTTGCTCAAGCTGTATGCGGTTGCCGTACTCCGTCATGTACCCTTGATCCAAGTTCTTCATGCGCTCACGGATTTTCTCCGCTTCAGTTTGCACATTCTGCGCATATCGGATGGCTTCTTCTCGTTGCCGCTCCGCTTCACGCATCTTCTTGGTCAAGCGGTTAATCCGCTTTTGCACAGACTCGCTGTATTGCTCCATTTCATCGTCTGAATCAGGAGCTTTGGTCTCCTCCGCTACAAGCTCTTCTTGCGCAGGCGCTTCCTCTTCTTGAGGAGAGTTGTCTTCAGGAAGCTCTACTTCCGTCGCCTCTGCCTCACCTACGTCCAACTCATACTGAGTTTCTTCCGCAGCATCTGCCATGCTGTACCCTCCTTAAAGGCTCAAGATATCTTCAGGATCATCAATAGTGGCCAAAATCTCGTCATCATTTAAGATTCGGACTTCGCCGCCATCAATACGAAACCGCGACCCGGCATAACGGGGGAAAATCACCCATTGTTTTTCAGTGCACCAAGGGCCGTTGGGGAACTTTTCGGTATCTTTGTAGCAGAGAGGTCCCTGCTTAACGACATACCCCACAACAGTCTGAATCTGACCGTCGTCCAACACCTTGGTAGGGATATAAATACCGCCGTCAGTTGTCTCTCTGCCCCGATAGGGGAGAATCAACATGCGCCAGCCTGTAGGGGAAGGCATACGCTCTAAAAGGCTTTTATCCATCGCGTCAGGGTCTAAAACCTTCGGCTTTGGCTCTGCATACAATGCTTTGACCCCTTCGGCAGCCGCCTCAAGGTCCAGCTTTTCCGCTGTCTCAGTCATCTAATTGCTCCTGTTTTTCCAGCAGGCCCGAGAGTTCCTGTGAAATCACGTTAAGTGCGGACAATTCGCCCATTAAAAAGCGATAGTCCTCCATTGACTTCAAAGTGTTGTGTTCTAGAAGGTCTAGAACCTGTGTTCGCCGGTCTTTAACGATCCTTTGAACAAATTGAACGACTTGTATTCCGTCCACTTAGCACTCCATCCCAGAATGTCGTATTTATATACCACGACACCCATATGGAGGCAAGTTAATAGCACCAAATAACGGGTTCCGAGCGCCTAATATCGACGTGTACAAACGTGTGAGCTACGCCAATGCCCGAAAATCCCAACCGGATAGCCTCTTCCACAAGTTTTCGGCGCTGTATGCCATCATTAACCGCAATATCCGCCGCAATACCTTTAGCGTGCGTCCCGGGCTTGGCTTTCTTGGCTTCTATGCTGTGCCGCGGCGAGCGATATCCCGACGTAATCTGAAAGGGAAAGCCACACGCTTCCCTTAACTCATCTAGCGAATGCACAAATTCTGGTAGGATCTCGTTTTCACCCGTCTCCTGACAAGCAAACTCCGAGATATCAAAGTACTGATAGGTCATTTTTCGCGTGCTACACCCTTGGTTTTCTCAAAGCTTCTCATTGCGCCCAAGCCCAGCATGCCCATCAACACAGGCATCATTTCACTTAGATCTAAGGCAACAATTTCCAGCGGGTAACCTGCAACGCCAGCAACAAAATTGCCAAGAGGGACGCAAATAAAATTAAAACCCATTCCTGTTGCACAAATCCACCCAACCGCTGGACGCCAACCAGACACAAAGAGCGAAGACGATTTAGCTTCCTCCTGATTAACCTGTATCTGAGCCTTAGCCAACTCGTGGGCGTGTCTCTCAGCCATAGTCGATATTTCATGGGCAAGCCTATTACGCTCATCAGCGTCCGGTATGAACTTATCCAATAACCCCGCTATGGGGCCGACCAATAACTCCAGCACTAAAAAACTCCCTGAAACCGCTGTTTGCGAATGGCAATCGGGCTATACCCTTTTACCATGCCGCCTTTAGCCATCTTCTTGGGTTTCTTGCTTTTTCCGGCCACATTCAGAGCAATAGCAACCGCCTGTTTCTGAGGCTTACCCTCTTTCTTCAGGCGGCGGATATTCCCACTGATCTGCTTGGGGCTGTCACCCCGCATTAGCGGCATGATTAAGCGCTCGTGAACCGTGAGCCGCGGAGGGCGGCACCCATGCCACGCTTCTTGCCAGTGGTGACCTTGCCCATCGCAGTGTTGGGGGTCTTTTCTTCCTTTGCCATGGCATAAGGGATAGAGCCCTGACCGTCAATAACAGCCTTGGCTACTGGCTTTGGTGGGTTTTTGCCGGGGGCACCACAACATCGTACTTTCATATCATCTATTCCTATCGAAGCGTTGCTTCATCAGTTCACGTTCAAGGGCCGCGTCAAT